CGTTGTAACCCTTTGTCTCTGTCTCTTCGTTCATTGTAACTCGATAACACAATACGTTGTGTCATTGTTACCAATGTACACAATGGGTAGTGTGTGCAATGGTTGCAATGTCATAGTTGACCCTGAGTACACTATACCTAGTGTCCCATTCCCAAATGTATACTATGGGTAGTGGGTACCCTACTACCCATTGTGGTGTGCGATAACGCACACACTTAGTAATGTGTATCCTTAGCGGCACACACTACAGGTTGTGTCCGTTAGGCATTGTCAAGTGTCCCTAGCCACAACGTATAGTGGTATCTCGCAGGATCGACGATCGGCATAGGGTCCGACCCTCTATAGGGGTCAATGATTGCGTCGAACCCAGAGCATCCTAGGAGCATTGGAAGGCATGACATTGTTACATGTGACAATGTGTCCGGCACGGCATTTGATATGGTACCTAACGAAATACTAACGCAGGATCTCTGAAGGGACCCTAGTGCGTGTACAAAAATAAAATCGGTACTGAAACCTACTCATTGTTACCAATGGAGCGTGGGACCAGCGACTCCAATGGTTTCACGGACGAGTGAGATCAATAAATCCACGGGCTTCTGGAGCACCAATGGACCCACGGGCGGGATCAAGAGTCAAACCATTTCAGTGTGTCCTCAAAAGTGGACACTGTATCGCGTGCGGCACAGTCCAGTGCTGGGCTGATCGAGTAGGCCAGGACCGCCGTTCGAGCCTAGGCGGGAGATTAGGCGGGAAGTTCCCGCCAGGGTTCGAGCCGAAAGACTGTCATAACCTCTGAATTCGACTGAGTTTACGCTTGTGGCGGGAGATTAGGCAGGAAAAACTCTCTTTCTTGTCGTGAAGAGACAGATGAAAGTCAGATCAGAAGTAATATATAAGAGTAGCCCGGAGGAGTTTCTCCCGCCAGATTTCCCGCCTCCTGGAGGCTAAGGCTCAGGAACAGGGTTGCAGGATCTCCTGGTCCGTGCTAGGATCTAGGGCACTGGAGGACATTCCATGAAGCCCACGACGAACTCAGAGCATGCCGAAGCCGTTCTCGCAGCCCAGAAGCTGATCGAGCGTTACCGGGGTCGCGACTTCACCGAGCAGGACGTGATCGACGATCTCACGGGCCTCGCGGAGGGAGTCCCGGCCTGGCGAGGCGAGCTTCTCGCCATCCTGGCCGTTGCGAACGGCATCCCGTTCAACATCCTCCTCGGCGAGATCGGCGTCGGCCCGGCCGTCGTCATGGCGCGTCGGCGGCGCGACAAGGTGCTGGACGACGCCGTCAAGAACTACCTCGGGTCGTTCTTCGAAGACGAGGCGTCCGTGCCGTCCCGCGACATCAAGGCGGGCGTCCTGGTCCTCGGTCTGGAGCAGCACGCGCACGGCTGGAAGAAGGACGAGGGCCGCACCCTGTCCGACGAAGACCTCCACCGGATCATCCGAGCAATCATTGACTCGGTGCGTCTGCGTGTCGGCGACCCCAAGGTGCTCAAGGACATCGGCGAGGACATCCAGGCGACGCTGGCACGGTTCCAGGGCGGTGGATCTGGCGAAGCCGGTCCCTCCCTGGCGAGGTAGTTCACATGGGTACGCCTTTTCGGCTAACTCTCGCAGAGAGCATCCTCCAGGCAGTCAGCGACGACCTCACGGGTCGTCGCATGTCGTTCGAGGACTTCTGTGCGAAGTACCTCCGGCACCACTTCCCGCTCGTCGGGTCGGTGATGCACGCCGACCTGAAGCAGCGTCTGGAGGAGATCACGGTCTTCCGAGGGGCGCTGGAGAACTGGCGCGCACCCCGCGGCAACGCGAAGAGCACGATCCTCTCCCTGGCGTACCCGCTGTACTGCATCTGCTTCGGCCTAGAGCGGTTCATCGTGCTCGTGTCCGATACTCACGGCCAGTCGAAGCAGTTCCTGTCGGACATCAAGCTGGAGCTCGACAACAACGAGGAGCTCCGCAGCGACTTCCCTCTAGCCACGACCCGTGGCAGCCAGTGGTCGGACGCACAGATCATCACCGGCAACTCGATCATGGTCAAGTGCATCGGCACGCGCGGCAAGATCCGCGGTGCGAAGTTCGGGAACTGGCGTCCGACCCTCATCATCATCGACGACCCGGAGAACGACGAGTCGGCGGTGTCTCCCCGTCAACGCGAACGTGCGTTGACGTGGCTCCAGAACTCCGCGATGAAGGCGGGCGTGCCCAACTATACGAACATCTTCATCGTAGGGACCGTCCTGAATGGCTCCTGCATGGTCGAAGTCCTGGTCTCGAAGCCCGGCTGGCGCACTCGGACCTACTCGTCCATTGTTGAGTGGCCGAAGAACATGGACCTCTGGGACGCATGGGAACAGGTCTACTACGACGATCCCACTGAGACCAAGGAAACGGCGCGTCAGTGGTACCTGGCCCGCAAGAAGAGAATGGATGAAGGTGCTCGCGTGCTGTGGGAGGCGCGTGAAGACCTCTACACCCTGATGTGCATGCGGGCGCACGACCACCTGGTGTTCGAGAGCGAGAAGCAGAACAGCCCGGTGAACCCCGCGCAGTGCCGCTTCCCGGCTGCGTGGTTCAATGACATCTGGTTCGACGAGCTCGTGGGTGACGGCTGGACGTGCTTCGGGTACTGCGACCCCTCGGTGGGCAAGGACGCGAAGAAGGGCGACTACTCAGCCATCATCTGGATCTGGTGGAAGCGCGGAGACCGGCGTCTGTACATTGATGCGTCCCTGGCTCGGCGTCCGGTTCCGGTGCTCATTGATGACATCCTGAAGCTCCAGGGCGTCCACGGCTTCAAGGCGTTCGGTTTCGAGACCAACGGCTTCCAGGCGACGGTCGCGGACACCCTGGGTGCCAAGAGCGCGGAGGAGAAGACCTTCCTGCCGCTGGTCCTCATCGACCACTCAGAGCCGAAGGAGAAGCGCATCGAGCGGCTCGGACACTACCTCCAGGGCGGCTACTTCAAGTTCAAGCGAACCAGCGACGGCGCGAAGGCCCTGGTGCGGCAGATCATGATGTACGGCGTTGACAAGCACGACGACGGTCCCGACGCCCTCGAAGGGTGCGTCGAGATCATCCGTCAGGCCAACCTCGGCAGCGGCAAGTATAAGGGTAGGTGACCTGTGAAGTTCCGACCGTTCGTTCGGAAGTGCTCCTGTGACACCATGAAGCACTTGGCCCGGTCCGTCTCGATGACTCGGGACGCACTGATGTGCTTGGTCCTCTGGGAGCTCTACCAACGCATGGTTCACTTCCTGATCTAGCCTCTCGGTTGCGGAAACGGGCGTCCCGTGCTAGTATGTACAGCCTCGGAGGTATCCCATGCGCGAGATCACGATCACGAAGTACGAGTCGGAAGACGGGCGTCTGTTCGAGAATTCGGAGCAGTGCCAGGAGTACGAGCGGTTCTGTGACTGCGACGGTCTCGCGAAGGGTCTGTCCGGAGTCCTGCCGTCTGACTTGGCCCGGTGTCTGTACGCGCATGCGGCAGAGATCCGCAAGCTGCTCGACAAGTGGGGAGTCTAACCATGCTCGAAGGCGTCAAGACTTGGTACGAGGGCGTCAAGGCCCAGCGGGTGATGAAGCGTGCCCTGGCCCGGCTCACGACCCGCAAGGCTGAGCTCGTCACCGCTCTGATCGAAGACCGCCAGAAGCTCCAGGAGTCCTGGGGCCGCATGGGTACGGACTACGAGATGGGCTGGAACCAGGGCATCAATAGCCAACTGCGTGGCGGCGGCGACGAGAAGACGGCGGTCTCTCTGTCCATGATCGTGGACAAGATGATCCCGGAGTCCCGTCGCATGTTCGTCCACAACCCCTTCGCCAAGAGCGCCGTCATCAACTTGCAGAACTTCTGCATTGGTGGCGATGGCTACCAGTACCGCAAGACCGGCAAGAATGAGGACAAGGTCTCGGAGTACTGGCTGGAGTGGATGAAGCGTGTAGGCTGGCGCGACATCGAGATGGAAGTGCTCAAGAGGGCGATCCGGGACGGCGTAGTCATTCTGCGCTGGTTCGGAGACGTCCCGCGCTTCATCGAAGCCAAGCAACTGGTAGGGACAGTGGACGCCCCGTGGGGCATCGAGACCGACCCTCGTGACCAGGTGGTCGTCAAGGCGTACCTGGTGGCCTACACCAATGCTCAGACCGGCCTGATCGACACCACCAAGGTCGAGCGGGTCCCGGCGGAGCAGATCGACTTCCTCAAGTGGCCCCTGGTGGACCTCAACTGTTTGATGCCGATGCCTCCCCTGTACTTCGTGGCGGCCAACCTGGAAGGTGCGGCTCGCTGCTTGAAGAACATGCGGGAGCTCGTTGCCGTGCAGACGGCCATCGCCATCGTGCGCGAGCACATCGAGGGCGTCAGCGGCAGCAACATCGCCTCGTGGGCCCAGGCGGACGCGGACAACGAACTGAACGACCCTGACACCGACAAGACGGTGTTCCAGAAGAAGTGGGCATCCGGACTCGTGGTTGAAGTACCTCACGGAGAGAAGCTCCACTTCCCCGCGGCAACCATGCGAGCCGACAGCTACATCGAGGTCGTCCAGGCCGATCTCAGGGCCGTGGCGGCGTCGCTGGGCCTGCCGGAGTTCATCTTCACGGCCAACGCCTCGTCGAGCAACTACGCATCCCTCATGGCTGCGGAGGGACCGGCGGTGAAGGCGTTCGAGACCCTTCAGGGCTGGCTGGGGCGCTTCTATGAGAAGGCGTTCGACCGGGTGATCTACATCGGCGTCAAGGGCGGCAGCCGCATCATGGTTGCCACGACGGCCCTTCCGGCATTCCCCCGGCTCCCGGCGCGTGTCCTGGCACTCTTGAACTCGATCAACCCTCCGACGGTCCGCACCCGCGACTTCTTCGCGGAGGCGCGCACTCGGCACATTGAAGCGATGGACGGCGTGTTGTCTCCCCAGGAGTGGTGCGCGTCGCAGGGACGCGACTATGAGGAGACCATGTCCAACATCGAGGAGCACGCGAAGGGTCACCCCGACATTCCGTGGCCTCCGACACTCGCGGCGCAGCAAGCAATCCAGACCAGCACCGGCAACCTGGACGCCTCTGACGACCCGGATAAACCTGACCCCAAGACCCAGACCGGCTCCCAGAAACGGAACGCCGGAGATAGCGGAGCATAGTCATGGCCCCCGAGAGCCAACTCGATAGGATCGAACGGAAGATGGACTCCCTCGACACGAAGATCGACTCAATGGCTACCACGCAGGCCCGGCACGACGAACGTATCAAGGCGGTCGAGTCGTCGCAGGAGAAGCAGGGTGGGAAGCTGTGGGCGGTCGTCGCGATGGTCCTGTCGGGCTTCCTGGGCGGCATCACTGGCAAGCTGTTCCGGTAACCCGGTTGCTGGATCACACGGTTCGTGATACGATTTGTTCACGGTCAGCGACTTCCGCAGACCACCACGGAGAATGAGAACCATGAAGACTGCTCTCCTCGTCCTGGCGCTGGCCCTCGCGGCTTGCACCACCCCTGGTGCGGGCGCTGGCCCGGTGCAGGGTTCCAATCAGCCCGCAACGAACCTGGCGCAGACGGTCGGCAACGACCAGGCTGCGGTCCCGAGCACGGCGAACGCCGGTCAGGGCTACGTCGAGAACCGGTTCGCGTCCGAGTCGGATGCGACGGTCCGCATGAAGCTCCTGGAGCTCGCTGCGGCCAACAAGTGGACCCCGGAGCAGATCGCAGCGGCCCTCGCC